TATTTTAAAATTGATTGTAAACGTGTTGTGGGAAATGCGTTTGAACGATTAGATAACCTTGCTGATAATACCCTACTAAATACAATTGGATGGTCACCAAAAATTGACTTATATAATTACATAAAGGAGAATCGAAATGATAACTGAAGAATATTTAAAAGATAATTTTATAACTGCTTATTTCATTGATAACGCCAGACAGAATATCGAAGTACAAACCACAACACCTGATAAGAAATCTGTATTTACAACAATTATTCCATATGAAGAAAATGGTTTACAATACAAAGCTTTATCAAAGTTTATGAGTTTAGATCAACTACACGAATCTACATATCAAAAACGAACACAAGAAAGAAAAGGATTTGAAGATCAGGTTATGAGAATTGCTCAAAAAGAAGGTCTTGTACTTGATAAAGATAAACTTGATACAAAATTTTATCCTACAATTTTAAATGCTTTATTTACTGATATTGAAAATGTAGATCATATTTTTGCTTTGAAGTTAGCATTTTTTGAAATGGATGCTATATCTAGCTCAAAAAATGATGAAGCTAAAAAACAATTAAGACAATCTAAAACTAAATTAGATGTGATTAATTCAGCATTAGCAATTATTTCTAGTAAATAATACATTATTAATTATAATGAAAACATTAATTATTTTAATAGACTTCTATGGTCATCCTGTTTTAGCAACTGATCCTTTTACTAATAATTTAAGATATAGTTTTTTATCTGAAATAATTAATGAGCACTGGAATATTGATCTGAATAGATGTGCTATATTTTCAAAACATCCAGATAAACGAGATGGTAAATTAAGTGAACTCCATAGAATGGCTACAAAGAAGGGTTTTAAATGGGCATTACCTCCTGTAAGAGATATGATGGCTGAGTATGATATACCATTTTTAGAACAATATTTAAAAGGGTCAATTGGATTTGATTTAAACCAATCTGATACACAAATTGTTATAGGAGGCACGAATACATCAGGATGTGTTTTTCGTAATAGTACACTTGGAGCTTATCATTGGGTTAAATCTGGATATAAGACTAAAATATATTTACCAATGTGTGCTGAATATGAACATAACGGTGTAAATGATTTTCACAAACATATTGCGGCTTTTACAGTTTTATATAATAAAATTAAACAATATAATTGTTTTGAAGTAGATATTGTAAAAAAAATCCAAGATATAGATATGGATCGAAAAGGTTTAGTTCCTAGTTGATAAAAAATAATTACTGTACCAACCAGTCCATCCTTTTTCTTGTAAATGGTGCATTTGTCCAAGTGTACATATACTATATTCTGATGGCTTATTGTAAATATAATCTTTTATAGAGGGACAAATCTTGTCATATGTTTCATATTTTATATTTTTAAAATACCATTCATCACTTCCTCTAGTATAGGTGTTAATATAATAAATATCTTTTTCTTTAAATTTTTTCCATATATGTGATACATCTCCTGTCCAAGAAACAACTGATGAATTAAGTGGCGTGTGAGCAGGCTCTCTCCACCAAGTATCATCTAATAATGTAAAATTTTTTCTTATAAGGTTTGGTAATTTGTTATAGATAACTAGGTCTAAATCAAAATATAGATTTTCATTATCTCTAAATCTATCATACATTTGAAACTTATTAAACCAATTGCCATATAGGTCGTCTTCAATAACTTCAAAACTATCATATTTTAGACCAGAGTATTCATCTATCATATATTTTAAGTTATCAACGTGCCATTGGGTGAATTTATTACCAAATCTACAACAAATTATTCTCATTATTTTTCAATATAAAACTCTTTTAATTCTGGGAATATATCAAATAAATTATTTTCCCATTTAGTTCCTTTATATGCTTTGTCTTGTTTTAACATATAGTTTAATGTGTCCTGAAAATCATTGTCAGGTTCTTCTGGCATTTTAAGTGCAGCTTGAATATCTGGCCATTTTTCATATTTTGGTATCAATTCATCTTTTAGTTTTTTAGGTAAATTGTTGACTCTCAATGGTTTAGGCCATTCTATCATTAACCAACCAGCAGAACGTATGCCTGGATTATTTTTACAATATTCAATAACATCATAAAAACGCAACACACTAAAACAAGTAACTACTGAATTAACATCTATAAATGCCTTATCTTTATATTCTGGTTGATTTAATAATTTTATATTATCTTCCATTTCTTTCCAATTACATCTTCTTCTCAGATATTCAGCATATTTTCCTACACCGTCAATTGAAGCAGTAAAAGATATTTGTCTAAAGTGAGGGATATAATTTACAAATTTATGTTTACCTGATGTTAATGTAGTAAGGTTAGTTTGGTATTTAATGTAAATGTCTTTAGCGTGACCACTTTCAATTATAGCGTCTAGTAATTCATAATACTGTTTCATTATTAAAGGTTCTCCGCCTATAATTTTTATACTATTTAAGTACGGACATAGTTTTAAAATTTCTTGTATAACATCTTTTTTACTAATTCTATTTAAATTATCTTCAACTGCTTTAATTTTTCTTAGTGTTTTTTCCATCGGTCCAAAAAGCTTTTCACTATATACTTTATGTTTGTTCATCATATCAATACGCATACTAGAGCTGTCGTGGTTACACATATGGCAATCCAAATTACATTCAATACCAAATGATTTTAATTGAACCTGTACTATTCGTTGATCAAAAGTCCACATACCACTCTTTTCAAACATTCTAGCACTTTTTTCGATTAAATCCCAACGAGCTGGATCGTTAGATTCTTTCCACATATGGTGTGTTCTTCTGGATTTTCCATATCTCTTTTCATCTTTTATACATCTTATACAATATTCATTTATTTTTTTATTACCTTTTGATGGATCTAACATTTCTCGTCTAATTCCGTTCATAGCTGTACTATCTTCCATCCAAGATTTAATTGATGTGGTAGCTATATTTAATTGATTTTCTTTATTACCTTTTTTAGCTAAACAACAAGGTTTAAAAACACCATCTAGTTCTATAAAGGCTTCAGCAAAAGGATGTACACAGAACCAATTTTCTTTATTTTTAGCTCTATTCATTATAGAATTTGGATCTTTTTTTAGTTCTTCAGCTTCTTTTGATATATTTGTAAACCAATCTGAGGTGTCAACATTACCTGGACTACTTTGTGTCACAGCTGTCATTCCTTTTAATCTATAGTCATTTTCTTTTTTTTCTATCATTATTTCCAACACCTTTCTATAAAACTGTCGTTGTGATTATGTATATCTTTACCAATTCCTAAAAAATGTACTATTTTAATATTTTCATTAATATCATCTAATATCATAAAGTCGGTATTAAATTTTTTAGAATACATTTTGTTAAGTATTATATTTTCTCTAGTTGTATCAGCATATTTAGCTATCCATTTAGCAGGCAATTTACTGATTTTACAATTGTGTTCTTCTAATTTCCAATTAACAAAATTTTGTTCTCCATAATACTTATAATGTACATCACCTTTGTTATAATAATGTAATTGCCAGTATTCAGGATTTAAAGAAAATTCATCCCATATAAATTTTAAACTTCCTGATTTAAATTTATAAAATCCACCATTAATTGGTAATGGATTTACAGCTGCAAATGGATTTGGTTTACTATTCCACCAATTTTCATATGTAACTAATTCGTTTTCTTTTACTTCCCATTTTAATATATCATCAATATTACTTACTATTACTTGATCAATGTCCATAATAATAATATCATCACCAGGTTGTTGATGTGCAAAATGTGGACTAAAAAATTTTAGTTTGTGCCAATGTTTTTTAACTTCACTAAAATGATTATATGGTAATACAATATCAGCTTCAATATTTTTATTATCACTAATACATATAAATTCAAAAGGTACTGTACTATTTCTTTTTAGTGATCTATATAATTTTGAAACATATTCAGGTGTATAGATACCTTCAAAATAAACAGTACATATTTTAATCATAAAGTTTCCATATTAAATCAAAATTTTTATTTATAGCGTGTATTAATTTTGTTTCTTTTGGAATGAATTGTTGAGAGCTAAAAAAATAATGCCATTCTGAATCTAACCATTGAACAGGAACTTTATTTTGTTCTAATTTGAAACTAAAAAGTGTTTCGTTATCATAACCAAAAAAATCAACTATCTTCTTTGGAAAAAAACTTGTATCTTGTTTTAATTCGGTCATAAGTGATAAATCACTTTCAAATGAACCAAAGTAATTTAGTTGTTCTAAGTGTTTTCTATTAGTTCCTATTATTCCTGTGTTTATAACATTGTTTTTCATACTAAGATTATGTGCAAATAACATAGCTTGAGTATTATAATATTTTGATGATGGGCTTCTTATAGTGTTTGTCTTTTCAGATATTACCTCTATTTTTTGTACTTTGTATGTATTATCATAAACACATATCCCATTATTAAAATTCCATTTATTAAAAAAACTTATTTTTGTGACAGGAACAACATCAAAATCTAAGTAAAGAATCTCATCATATTCTTCAGCTAGTTTATATAATAGATGTAGTTTATAAAAATTAACAATATTATAAGATGTTATGAATGGATATTTTTTATTAAAATTTTCTTTAAAAATAATAAAATCACTATCATATTCAAACATCTTAAAGTCAACACCTATATCGTGAGCATATGCTTGCTTATAAGCTAATAATTTTGGATAATGTATTTTAAATGAGTGTTTTGTTGCGTAGTTTATTGGTATTTTATTTTTACCTAAAACTTTTTCATCAAATAAATCAAGTTCATTTCTAGGTATGTCAATATATAAACTATAGATTACTCTTTTCATTTTAGTTCTCCTATTAAAAGAAATCTTGTACCTCTTTCATCTTCAATTTTATCTTCTGTCAAAATATTTGCATTTTCTGGTAATTGTTCTTTAAATTCATCAATGTTGTTAACACAGTTTGTATGTGTTGGTATATTAAACATATTATTAGACTGGAAAGCAAAATAACAGTTTATTTCTTTTAGTATTTTAAGTTCTCGCATAGATTTCATATGTTCGCAAGACGTATTAATAATTAAATCTGTTTTTCTAATTCTACTAGAGTCTTCAGCCCAATTAAAAACATCTTTAGATACATAATCTAAATTTTTATAGTGATCAAATAGTCTATTTTTAGAAATATTAATAACATTAGTATCAATATCAACTAAAGTAATTCTTTTTACGTGTTTAAAGGCTGGTATAAAAATACTTCCATACCAACTTCCAAATATTGTTATTTCAGAATTGTTGTCTAATATCTTTAAGTTATTTACGTGATCTATTAATTTTTCTTTTGCTCTAAATTGATTAGGACTATAAGAATCTAAAAGGTCAGGATTATGCCTAGCCTCCTTTATTATGTTCTTAAACAATTTCAAATCTATGTTCATTTTGTTATACAATTATAATTCAATATTAAAGTTCTTTAAATATATTTGATGTTTCTTTTGCTAAAAAATCATAATGACCGTATGCCCAATATTTTTCTCTACAAGGCCAACAACGTTTACAAGGTTCAGTACCAGGGTTTTTGTAAGTTAATTGAAATATCTGTGAATAGTTTTCATAATTTTTTATTTCCATTTCACAAGTTTCAGTTAGCGGAAGTAATATTTTATCAAGTCCTGTAGCTCTAACTAACTCAGCAACACCTTTTTTGTCCATATTACGGAAAGGTCTAAACTCATATCTATGTGGACCTGTTTTAGATGGCCAACGATATTTAGATATTAGACTAGGTCTTTTTAGATTTCTATCTTCTGGAAAAGGAGATGCTGGTAGTAAATCTTTTTGAACATCTATGGGAGGATTTAAAGTTTCACCAGAAAAAAGTATATTTAATTTTCCTTCAAACTCAGGTCTTAAAAATAAATTTTTAAACCAAGTTCTTTGGAATTTATCTTTTGGATGAAATTTATCTGTGTAATTACTTTCTTCCCATTTTTCTTGCATTTCTTTTGTGTAAATATAGCCATCAGTACTAAATTCTCCTGTTATTGGATCTAGTAAAGTACTATCTGGATTTAATATTCTTAGACATTCTCTAACTTTTTTTACAGGAATTCTAGCGTCTGGTCTTAATTTATTATATATTGTGATCGGAATAAGTTTTTTGTTTGGATACTTTCTCATTGTTAAAAAGGTCATAAACGCAGAGTCAATACCACCACTAAGTCTTATTCCAATATATTCTTCATTTTTAACTATATCATCAATATCTTTTGTAAATATGTTATCTATAATTTCATTCACTTTATTGTCTTGTTTTTTGGTCATTTTTTCATCATCCTTTCATTTATTACTAATATATCCAAAGCTGTTCTTTTAAAAGTTCTAATAGCTTGTTCAGGTGTTTCAACTATAGGTTCCTGACAATTAAAACTTGTATTTAATAGCATTGGTATGCCAGTAATTTTATAAAATTCATTTATTATATTATAAAACTTTTCATTATCTTTTCTATTTATAGTCTGTATTCTAGCCGTTCCATCAACGTGAGTTACACCTGGCACTTTATTTGTTTTAACTTTACATATTCTACTCATATATGGACTTGGAAATCTTGTATCAAAATATTCTTTGTAGTGTTCTTCTAATACAGCAGGTGCGAATGGTCTAAAGTCTTCTCTCATCTTAATAGTGTGATTAATAATATCTTTAATGTCAGGATTACGTGGATCTGCTAATATACTTCTATTACCTAATGCACGATTACCACTTTCTGATTTACCTTGAAACCATCCTACTATTTTACCATCAGCAATTGCTTGTGCCACTTCTTTATAGTCAAGTTTTTCTCCTTCATTATATTCATATTCTAATCCAGCATATGTGTTGGATTTGTGTATATTTTGATTTAATGTAAAGTCTGCGTGTTGATATGTACCTATTGCCTGTCCTTCATCACCTACTGCTGGTGGTACAAATACTTCACCTAAGTAATGTTTTGTAAATCTTTCATTCATATAACCGTTGTATGCCACACCTCCAGCAATACATAAGTTTTCACAACTTTTTAAAGGCCATATAAATTCTTTAAGTTTGTCAATGGTAAACTGTTGAAGTGTGTAAGCAAGATCATCAATACCATATATTGGGGCAAATGGCCAATTTTGTTTTTTTTCTAAAATAGGACCAGACAAAACTATATCAAAAAAGTTATAATAATATTGATTAAATTTACCATATCCGACTTTACCCATTAATTTACTTGCACCAAGTGTTCCAAATCCTGTAAGATTTGACATATGATTCCATAACCACCCTATTGGCAACTTATCAGATAAATCTATCATATTTTTATCTTTATCAAAAAATACACATCTATATTTTGAACCTATACCATCTATAGCTAATATATCTGATTCTTTAAAACCTGAATTTATAAAAGCATATGCAGCGTGAGATTGATGATGATCTATGTAATAAATGCCATCTTTGTAGTAATAGTCCCAAAGCCTTTTAGGCTCATAATTAAGTATTTCTTTATGATCTTTTAATATAGTGTTAAAAAGTTCATCTTTTGCCTTTCTAATGCCACCATAAGTATATGTAAAAGCTAAAATTTCATCATCTTTTTTTTTAAAATAATCTTTAATAAATTCATCATTCAACCTATAGTCTTTAGGATTTAATATATCTGATTGATGAGCATAAGCTTCAGCGTGATATGGAAGATTATGTTTAAATCTTGTATGACGCTCTCTTTGATTGTGAAATACACCATCATATGTATTATGGTCGTGTAAATTTAATGCAACACTATAAATTTTCATATATAAACTCCGCTATTTTTTTGTGTCCTTTTTCGTTTGGATGATCATCCTTATCTGATATATAGTCGTTCGGTTCCGATATAATATTTTTACCATTAAGACCGCCATATACTTTTTTTATTGCCCAATCTTTTTCTAAACACCACCAACAAAATTTATCTCCAGGTTTACATTTTACTAATTGAATACAAGACTCTGTAATCTCTAGCAATTTTTCTTCTTTAAAATCTTTGTAACATTGAATTATAAATGATTTATTAATATTTACAAATGGTTTTAATGTGCGTTTATTGTTTTTACCAACTAGAAGTTCGTTGTATAAATCATATCCTTCTAATCTTTTTATATTTTTAGAATCATTAGTTTCAAATGTTTTTTGTACCTCTAAAGGGGGACCTAAACTTATTGCCGATACGAATATATCATAAACTTTATAATGTGTTAATATTTTTTTTAGTGAGCCTAAATATTCATTTTTAACTGGTATAAAATTTGGATTTGGAAAAACTGTTGATATTGGCCATCTTATCTGTACATCTGGAAACTTATTTCTTATATATTGTATTATATCAGGAAGTTTTTTAGCGTCGCCTGGTACACTTAAATCATAGGCACTAAATGGTTGTATGACATAATTAAATATTTTATCTTGGCAAAATTTAGCAAGCAAATAACATAGTATTGTACTATCTGCTCCTCCAGACATAGATAATCCTATAACTTTATTATTTAATTTTTTAGGAAGTTTAATTTTACCAAATTTATTTTTATATATCATATTAATTAATAATTTTATTTACTATATCTCCTGCTAGTTTACATAATATTTTTACTTTTAACTTCTCCGTCCTTGAAGAAGGTTTCTTTTTTTATTTTGTCTTTGTCTTCTCTTTTTCTGCAAAAAAAAATACAACTAGGTAAAACTTTATCCATATTATTTTCAGCTAAATTTTTAGCAAAATTAGTCCACTCATTTGTTTTTAAAATATCTTCTATCGAATTATGTTCACTTATTTTACTCACTTTTAATAATTCTATCATAATTGGATGATTTAAAGTTTTACGTTCATCTAACCAACAACAAGGAATTAGATGGCCTCTATTTGTAACTGCTGCCTGTTGAGTATTAATTAATTTTTCTTCATTTTTTTCAACCATACATTTTGGTTGCATTTCTATTTCTTTTGGAAAAGGTTTATAAACCGTATGTTTATATGGTTTATGTTCTAAACTTTTATCTCGTTCTTGCTTTGGCATATCAATTAACAATTCTATTTACTATATTTCCTGTATCATCAAAATAGGTATCTATTCTATATTTGTCTTCTCTTTTTCTGCAATGTTCAATACAAGGCCACAAAATCTTATCTTCATTATTTTCAGATTCAATTAGGTTTTTAGCAAACTCAAGCCAAGGTTCTGAATTTAAAATATCTTCTATTGAATTATGTTCACTTATTTTACTCACTTTTAATAATTTTTTCATAGTTGGGTGATCTAAAATGTTTGGATTGTCTAACCAACAACAAGGCAATAAATGGCCTCTATTAGTAACTGCTACCATTTTAATTTCCTCTTGTCTTTTTTCTTCAGGTGTAATCATACATTTAGGCTCTAATTGTATTTTACCTTTAACAGGTTTCCTAACTCTTTTTTCAAAAGGTTTATGTTCTAAAGTTTTATCTGGTTTCTGTTTTGGCATCTAAAGCTAGTTCTTTATTTTTTGGTTTATATGGATCATCATCACTTAACCACCTTGATGATTGTAGTAATAAAAATATAATCCCGTTCTCTTTAGCTAATTCTTGAGCTGTTTTAATGTCATTTTCATTATAACTAAAGACAATGTATTGCCATATTGGTGGGTTTTTTAGATATTTTTTTGACTCACATATAATTTGAAACATTTTCTCACCGTTTTGATTAATTCTATACTTGTGACTATCTTTTGGTAATCCATCTAGTCCAAAAACCCATTCAGCATTTGGATTTGCTTTAAAACATTCAATGTAGTAGTCCATTGATTTTTGAGTAGCTGCATTATGTATTTGACATTTAACATTTTCTTTGTGTAATATTTTTAATATTTCTGAGAATTTAGGATGATGAACAGGATCAGACAGTTGACCACAAAATACAAATTTTGTAAAAAACTTAGTTAGTTTTTTTATTTCATTTAATGATAAATCATATCCGTGTACTTTTAATCCTCTTTGTTTAAAATGAATTTGTCTTTGACATCTAGGACACTCCAATGGACATCTAAAAGAAATATCAATGTTTATTGTTTTTCTGTTAAAAAATGTATTTAATTTTTTTTCTTTTTCTATATTATCAACCATTTAATACCTTTCCATATTTTCTTAAAGGAAAGTGTCCTTTAGGTTGTACCCATTCAGTACAAGTTTTACAATAACTTTCATATTTAAATAATCTAAAGTTCATCATTTTATCAATGTTTTCTTTTGTTAGTTCAAATGTTTTTGAAAGTTCATCATTATTAGCAAACTTTTTACTACAATGTACTATATGTTTTTTTTCAAAATCTATCACAGGTACCATAGGAAAAGCTGCACACATCTTACGATCTATTTCAGCAGCTTGTTCGTGTACTGCTAACACATCATCTTTGTTTGGTGTTCTACCATTAAATGATTTCCACATTGTATTTTTATGTTCTAATTTTTTTAATATTTCAGGATACTTGTCTTTATATTTAAAGTAATTTGGTGTTTGTACTACCACATTATAATTGTTATAGTCATTTTCAGGTATAAAATCAAAATTTCCAAGTTTTGTAACTTCGTGTTCGTACCAGTCTAATATGTTATGTTCAACATAAAGTATTTCTTTATCTTCTAGTATGTGTGGATATCTTTTACGTATAAAAGAATTTGAAAGTACTGAACAAACAAAATTAGGATATTTTTTAATTTCATTTATGACATCATTTAAGTTTTTAATAAGTCCAGGTTCACCCCCAAGTAAACATACTCTTATTTTATAATCTTTTAAATAGTCTAAAACTTTTTTTAAAAAATCCATATCTACTGTTAGATTTCTCATCTCTAGTGTATAACTTGTACAGTAATGACAATTTTTATTACACGACATAGATAAAAAGAAATCTACAGCTAAATAATTTTCTTGTATTTCTTCTAAGGTTTTCATTTTACTATTTTATTAATTATTTTAAAAATAAATTTGTTAAAGGCTATTTTTATTTTATGTTTAGATTTAAATTCAACGTTGTTTTCCATATACTCTGGACGAGTATATAACTTTTCAATTATATAATCGTAAATATCTTCAGTATTTTCATTAATTAAACTTTCATCTATAATATTACCACCTATAAGTTTGTGAACACTTTGACAAAATTCAATTGGCATTTGGTCAGTTATATTAACCATATTATTATCTTTGTCAATGTAGCTAAATTGAGTTACAGTTTCGTTGTGTTCTATCATATTGTGGCCATTATTATATTACAAGTATTATCTATTTCATCATTTGTTAGATACGGATGAATAGGTAATGTTAATATTGTATCACATATTTGTTGACTATTCAAGCACCTGTCTTTTCTATGTATAATAGAATTATACATTGCATTTTCTGATATAGGATTAGGATAATGTACACTTGCCCCTAGTCTTTTCTTTAAGATTTCTCTTATTTCTTTATTTTCAACTTTAATAACATATTTGTGATAACAATGATTAACACCTTCATCTATTTTTTGAAGTGTAACTATATCTTTTAAATTGTTATCATATCTTTTAGCTATTCTAAATCTTTTATCTTGCCATTCGTGCA